CTCCGGCAGTCCCCACGGCGGCATTCGCCGTGAAATTGCCATAAAGATTTAACAGGTCGGTCTCGATCCGTTCCGCAATCGCCACCATCGCCGGCTGCATATAGATTCGCAGCAGGTCCGGTACCGCGAGCACCTTGGTGACATCCGGAATCTGGAATGTCGCTTCCGCGTGCGTGTTCAGCACGATCTGCGCATTACCCACGTTCGGATTCTGCGTGACCACTGACTGACCCTCAACCAGGTTGTTTGCCACCATCGCGGGGGGAACCGGGATGTTGACCGTGTCCCCGGCCTGGGCCAAAGTGGGTTCGAAATCGCGATTGACAAGGTTACCCATGACAAGGTTTCCAACCAGGGCAGGCAAAGCGTCGGCCGCCACCAGTTTCACTATCGCGTTCGCTAAGTTAGCTGAAGTAATTGTTGCCATTCGTTCTCCTATTTCATGTTCTGTGAAGCAATCCGCACGATCTCCTGTCGCACGCGCTCCATCTCTTCCCGGCTCATACCAGGCCGGATCTTCTCCAGGTCGATCGCCTCGCCGCCGCCGGTTCCCGTCTTCTGACTCGACGTCACCCCTGAGCCTCCGGAAATCCGCGCCGGCAGAAACTCCGGATTTTCCGCCACAAACCCGGAAAGAAATTCTTTCACTCCGCTTTCGCCGCTGTCATTCCGCGCTACCAGCTTGCCGTCTTCAGTTCGCACGATGGCGTCCTGTACAGCTTTATAAGCCAAATCGACCTTCGCGACTCCGAGCCGCTGTAACTCAGCCCGAATCGCGGAGCTACGCTCAGCTTCCGCTGCCACTTCCCGGCTGCGCTTGTTTTCTTCCGCAAGTTCGTTCAATCGCCGTTCCAGTTGCTCCCGCCGCTTACGCTCTTCTTGTAACTCCACCTTGTAAGCCGGCTCGCTCTGGGCTTTCTGTTGCCGCACGAATTCCTGCAAAGCCTGCTGCACGATACTCTGAACATCCACTTCTTGCATAAATACACACTCCTAGCTGGCGCAGGCTTCAGGGCCTGCAAAATTTAACTACAAATGGTTTTTGGTTCGGTTTCCTAGCAGCCCGCTAAACTACCAGGATGCTGAAAAAGGAAGGCTGGAGCCTTTTCCGCCCACTCCAAATGCTTGCATCTCCGCAAGCCGTTGTGGGCGGAAAAGGGGCCTGCGCCCCTTTCTCAGCGTCCTGCTAGCGTGCGCTGCGCATTTTAGACCCGGTCGATTTCTGCCGCGATCTGATTCTTCACTTCCTGCCGCGCATCACAAAAATACTTGAACGCAAGTTTCTTGAATAACTGCTTCGTCAGCGTTTCCGATCCGATTCCCAGTTCCAGCAGTTTTTTCGCGTCGTCTAGCTCGTTGCCGAAATCACCGATGTCGAATTCGTCCAGCCCCAACACCTCGACAGTCAGCTCATCCTGCCGCGCTGCCACAATCGCACGCAGCACCTGCTTCAGACTCTCCTTCACGGAGTCGCCGTACGCCCGCAGTACCTCCTGCGTAATGCTGAAATCGCGCTGCTTGCTGATTCCGGATTGGCCTAGATGTGATGCCGCCGTCCCGCCGGCTTGCGTCATCAGATAACATACCCGGTAGATCTCTTCCTTCAATCGCACCAGGTTATCCGAGGCGATCTGGAAAACTTTCCCTTCCGGTTCCGTCCAACCAAAACGGTCCTCCGGTCCGAGCTGGATGTAGTAGGATTCGCCTACCATCTGCTTCCACTCCCGTGTCGAATACACGACCGGCATGGCAAACAGCCCCATCGTCAAGGCCCAGGCCAGCGCGTTTGACTTGTTGAAGTGTTCCAGTTGCAGTAAGGCCGCCTTGTTCATCAGCCACAGCCCCTCGCTCACCCGCAGCGTGAACAACGGCACCATTTCCAGAGCCGCCAGTCCATGCCGACCCTCGTCCACAGCCTCAATAGCTTCCCCGTCCTTCTGCCGTTCGAAAATCTTGAAGTCGTGCCGATCGTAGTACAGCCATCGCGTCACCCGCTGCCAACCTTCATCGGTGATCTTGGTTTGCCGCAGACTCTGGGTCCGAATGACCACCCAATCCAGGTTTCCGTGTGCGTCACGGCTCCAGTTGATGATCTCCTCGGGTGAGTAGTCCACCAGGTACGCACGCGATCGCCCCAAGGCATCCTCTTCCGCTCGGTTTTTCGGTACTCCCGTGACTTTTGGAAACTCCACGGCGATGTGACTCTGTCCCCAAACCAGTGCGCGTACGAACTGCTGCCTGTAGAATTCGCTTAAACTTGTCCCTTTCAGGTCGCAATCCTCCGCGAAGATGTTGAAGTAATCCTTGCCGACTTGATTTTGGCCTTCGAACAGAATGACTGGTTCGCGTCGCATCAACGTAGCCGCATACCAGTCGACGATCGATCCGATATAGTTCTCGTAGAACACCCGGCCCAGTCGCTCCTGGTAGATGTCGCTCGGTTCCTTGTGTCGCGCAATCAGATACTCAGACGCGTTGCGGTATAGCTGTTCTCCGCCGGCATATAAATCCTTGTACTTAGTCCACATCGCCCGATTGGCGGTATACTCTGGATGTTCCCGATCAATGTTCCACATATGTTTTTGTTCACCCTGGTAGCCGATGGCTCTGATGTCCGAACGTCCCCACTGCTCCCCGCAGACCGTACACCAGATATCCCAGCGCATCGGAGATGTGCGTTCGCGTTTTATCTCGGTCTTTGTCGATCTCTGTCCCGCCTTCTTTCCATGCCACCTGTTCGAAATCCTTAATCAGCTCCTTGCACTTTTTGTCCACCAAAAGGTCGGTAACACCTGTGTGACTCCGCAACGCTGCATTCACCGCATCGACTCGATCCTTCACTCTTGGATTTTGCGTGGGGATACGGTAGTCGGCCTGCATTGCCGATTCACCTAACGTTTTCCCGGTAATCTCGTAGTCCGATGCACCCTTCGTACTCCGGCTGTTACCCGAGGCGTCTCCGTAAATGACCACGCCTCCCAGGTGGTCGTAATACCGCTCGCAGAATTCCCTGCATGCCGCCTCTGTCGTGGCATTAGCTAGCACGATCTCGTCCACCACGTGAATCTTCGTTCCCGCCCTTTGTGCCACTACGGATGCCATCGGATTCACGTTGAAGTCGAGCGACCACAACAGCGGCAGGCGACGGTCCGTCTTCAGCTCCGTCAAGTGATCGTTCCGGCTGAAACTGCGATACACGAGACCTGCGTTCATATGCAGGTATTCACCCATCACCTCCTGCTTGAATAATGTCTCGTCGTAACTTCGTTCCAGCTGCTTGTAATAATTCGGCACCTTTTCGAGCAGGAATCTGTTCTCGTACGGTCTGCCCTTAGTAAAGTGGTACCCTTCTACTGGTTCGGCGATGAACTTCCGGTAAACCCAGTCAAATCCCCGTGGCGTCCACACTGCGAACCCGCATCGTCGTTTCGCCTTCGGGTCCCGTAGTCGCGCTTCCAGTCGCAGCCATGCCTCCTCCGGCGCATAAGTTAACTCGTCCACGCCAAACCAGGCCAGGTTCGTCCCACGCAGCCTTTCATATTCGTCCACGGAACGAAACACGATCCGTGAACCTGTATCCGGAAACTCCAACTGGTTGTCACTTTTGTTGAACTCGTATGGAATCCCGTTCGCATTCAGGATTTCGAATAACGCGGCCTGTGTGACATCTCGCAGCATCGGGTAAGTCGGCGCCCCGATCAATCCGCACCGCCCCGCGTTCACATAGGCGAGTCGGATCGCCTCCTGACACAGCGCCTGACTCTTCCCCGAACCTACCGGCCCAGAAAAACCTTTGAATACCGCCCGTGATTTGTGAAATTCGGCCTGCGATGCCAGCGGATGATACGCTATTTCTCTGTGCAGCACTCCGTCTCTGGAACTGGATCTACCCATGTGACTTCAATCTTTCGGACGTTCTCGATGTCTTCCTCTTTTTTCAATTCCCTTTGCAGTTGCAGCAGCCGCGTGAAATCCGCACAACTCCCGGACTTCACATCCAGTTGCAGCGTTTGCAGTGCCTCTTCAACCAGGCGCAGAACGCTCCGGCGCTTGCCTTCATTGACATCCATAGTAGTGGTTTCGTTTGCCATGAAACTCCCATAAATGCAAAAGGCCCCGCCGTTAACGGAGCCTTTCAGTTACGACTGCTGGAGCTACAGTTCGTCACTCCCAACTTGAAAATAGCATTTGAAACTCTGTATTCATCACCCGTAGCTTAGAAAGCTCAACAAAATAAGCCGAATATAGTCCTGATTAATCCGTCACCGTAAACCAGCCAATCTCTGAAGTGGTTCCCCAGGTGATCTTATTTCTTTCAGTGGAATCTGTTATCAGCTGCGAAGCGTGATTCTGAAAAAGGGGCTGGAGCCTTTTCCGCCCACCCAAACTGCTCGAATTTCCACAGCCGTAGTGGGCGGAAAAGGGGCCTGCACCCCTTTTCAGCAGTCTTCCGCGTTAAACCAGCAGCTCGGGCACTCGCTTCGTGGCCGTCGGAAAGCTCCCCAGCCCCGCATCCAGCACGCCGTCAGTCAGCGTCAAGTATAAATCCCCGATCGTGCCCGCCACCCGCGTGTGCCGGCCCAGCACCAGCCTGTCTTTCGACCCCGCCAGAATGGCGATCATACCGCTCGCCTTGTGGATGCCCGCTTCTGCATGCTCGTGCACGAACACCGCAAGCGTATTATCGAGCAGCGTGCCGTCGCCCTCTGGAATCGACTTCAGTTTACCCACCAGGTACGCGAATTCTTCCACGTGCCAACGGCATATGTCACGGAGGATGCGCTGCCCTTCCGCGCCATTGGATCCGGGTGCCTTGCCATCTTTGTGCGTGTAATCGTGATGCCGGGCAGCCGTGTGGCCCAGCCACGGAAACCGCGCCAGCCCCTGGCATTTCGTCAGCATGTAACTGGCGATGCGCGTCTGGCTTGTGGCCAGTGCATAAGCCAGCAGATCGCTTTGGATTTTGGCGATGCAAGGCCAGTCTTTCATATCGAAATCCTCGCCCGGGGGTGTGACTTTCCGATACTCGGGCGGCAGAGAGGCGATGGAGCGTTCCAGATCGCGAACCCC